GAGATCCTTGAATATTTTATTTTCTGAATGGGGAAATAGAGGTCTTCATTTTTGGGAAGTAAAAAATCAAAATGTAAAATTAGTTAGTGGACAAGCTGTATACACTTTTTTTAGATCGCCTTCTGATGGTGCATCTGAGGGTATATCTACTACTTTATCAGCAGGTATTAACGCAAGTGTAACTACAGTTCCTGTAGCATCAGTCACCGGCATGCCAACTATCGGGGGCACAATTACAATAAACAGCGAACAAATTTCTTACACAGGTATCTCAAGTTTAAATTTAACTGGCTGCACTAGAGGAGTAAACGGCAGCACTGCTGCAACTCACAGTTCTGCAGATGCAGTAACACAGTTTCCAAATGGAATGACAGACATACAAGAGGCAAATTATAGAATAGCTTCTACAAATGTTGACACTCCAATGACAAAAATAAGCAGGTCTCAATATCAGGGCTTCTCTAATAAAACAGATACCGGCACACCTACACAATATTGGGTTCAAAGATTTATAGATAAAGTTACAATGACTTTGTATTTAACTCCTGGTGCCTCACAAGCAGGTAATTTTATTAACTTCTATTATACAAAAAGAATTGATGATGTAGGTGCATATACAAATGCAACAGACGTTCCGTATAGATTTGTGCCATGCATGATTTCAGGTCTAGCTTACTATTTATCAATCAAGTATGCTCCTCAAAGAGTACAATCATTAAAGATGTTATATGAAGATGAGTTGTTAAGAGCAGAAGATGAAGATGGTTCTTCTAACTCTACTTATATATCACCTAAAATATATTATCCAGGTATTGGTTAATGGCTGTTTTTTCACAAGGTAAATATGCTTTAGCTATCTCAGATAGATCAGGTATGGCTTTTCCGTACAACGAAATGGTTAGAGAATGGAATGGTGCCCTGGTCCATGTTTCAGAATATGAACCTAAGCAACCACAATTAGATCCTACACCTACAAGTGCAGACCCACAAGCTTTACAAAGAGCAAGACCTGCAAGAACAGAATTTAACACACAAGATTTTTTACCGTTTAATCCTTTTACAACTGCATCAAATACAACTTTAACAATTTCTTTTCCATTTGGTAGATTAGAGGTTGATGATGTTTTAAGGTTTGCTGATGTTAAAGAACCTGTTGGAGGTGTATCTGTTGCAAACTTACAACTGCAAACAACTCTAAGTGCAGATATAACTAACTCAGCAACGACTATATCTCTAACTGATGGATCTAACTTTCCAACTTCTGGATTTATCATGATACGAAAAGTTTTAACATCTAGCGATACATCAAATCCTTTAGAGGTAGGGATGTTTCAAAATGAAATTATTGAATATACAGGAAGATCTAGTAATGATTTGACTGGATGTACTCGTGGAACTTCTGCAAAATACAGAGGATATACACCACCGGCTACAACTGCAGGCAGCCATAACTCAGGAGCCAAAGTATTTGGTTCTTTCAAGGTTGCTTCTTTAGTAGAAACAAGTTATGTTAACGATGCTAACACTACGGTCATAGAAAAAAATAGTTTTACTGTGACCTTACCAAGTGCAGCAACGAGTACAGCAACAGGAGGAGGATTTAATTGTGTTATTAGTCCTCTTAATATAGAGAGTTTATAATGTCAGGAATAAGTGCATCAGGATTAAAAACACAGATTAGAAGCTACACAGAAGTAGATGATACAGTTTTAACTGACTCTGTATTAGAAAATATTATTTTAAACGCCCAACAAAGAATTATGATGGACCTTCCTATTGATGCTGATAGGTTTGTTCAAGAAGGTACTTTAGTTGCAAATGATAATACAATTAACGCACCTGCAGGATGTTTATTTGTTAGAGGGATAGAGGTATTTAATTCAACCGCTAATACAGAGGGCAACGGATCTTGGCTAGAAAAGAAAGATCAATCTTATTTGTCAGAGTTCGTTGACAGAAAATTTGGTCCTTCTGGCGAAATACAGGCTCCTACAGACACAGCAAATTCTGTTACAGGGTTTCCTAAGTATTATGCCATGTTTGGGGGCGCTACGGGGCTGTCAGACACTACCTCTGGAGGTATGTATTTTGCCCCTACACCAGATCAAAATTATAAATTTAGAATATACTATAATAAAGCACCAGTATTATTAGAGGGTAGTAATACTAATTACATCAGTCTAAACTTTCCACAAGGTCTGCTATATTGCTGCTTGGCAGAAACTTATGGGTTCTTAAAAGGTCCAACAGACATGTTGACATTATATGAACAAAAGTATAAGAATGCAGTACAACAGTTTGCAGCAATGCAAGTTGGTAGACGAAGAAGAGACGATTACACTGACGGAACAGTTAGAATTAAAGTCCCTTCACCGTCACCGTAATAAGGAGATAAAAATTATGGCAATAACATCGGCAATTTGTAATAGCTTTAAAAACGAGCTGCTAACAGCTACTCATAACTTTACTGCGTCAACAGGAAATACTTTTAACATTGCGTTGTACACTAGTTCTGCAACTTTAGGTGCAGGCACTACAGCTTACAATTCATCATACGAAATAACTAACTCATCAGGATCTGCTTATTCTGCAAAAGGAAAAGCTTTGACTAACATTACACCATCGCTAGACGGATCAACAGCTTGCGTTGACTTTGATGATATATCTTGGACATCTGCTTCTTTTACAGCTAACGGATGTTTAATTTTCAATGATACAGCGACTGGAGACCCTGCAGTTTGTGCGGTAGCATTTGGTGGAGACAAAACAGTTTCATCTGGAACGTTTACAGTTCAATTTCCTGCGAAAGCAGCTACTACAGCTATAGTAAGAATAGCATAAGGAGGTAATCCTTATGTCTGTCGCTAGAACGTACACCGTAACGGTGCAGAGCACCGGTTATGGAAATAAATATTATATTGACGGTGTTCAACAAGCCACTGTAGTTCTTGCAAAAGGAATTACTTATAAGTTTGATCAATCAGACAGCACTAACGAAAACCATCCTTTACGTTTTTCTACAACCAGTGATGGAACACACAACAGCGGAAGCGAGTATACAACCGGGGTAACCACCAGCGGTACACCGGGAAACTCTGGAGCGTATACACAAATTTCTGTAGCTGACAGTGCTCCAAGCACACTATATTATTATTGTTCTAGTCACCCTGGCATGGGTGGTTCTGCAACCATTACGACTTCCGACGCTTATGGAATGATACCATGGAACTATAACTCATGGGCTTCAAATACTTCTGTAGTTCCTGTAACAGGTTTACAAGCAACCACAGCATTAGGAACACTTTCTGCTTTTCCAAGTTTAGGTTGGGGACGTTCTGCATGGGGAGATAATTCGTGGGGTGTAGATTACACTGCCGTACAATTAACAGCACCATCAGAGGCAACAACAGCCATAGGGGCAGTAGACGCTTATCCAGGAACAGGTTGGGGTAGACTTCAATGGGGTAACTCTGGATGGGGCGTAGCTTACAGTGTTTTAATTGGAGTAACAGGTGATACACCTGCTGGATTAACAGCTTCTGTGGGAGCAGTAATAGGTGAACAGTTTTTAGATGTTCCTCTAACAGCTCCTTCAAACCAAGGTGCATCTGCTATTGGTTCTATAACCACTCAACAAATAACACCAGTACCTTTAACAGCTCCAAGTCAAATGACTTCTGAAGTTGGAGATTTTGATAATGCAGGAACTTTAGTAGGTTGGGGTAGAAACGGTTGGGGTGAAGAACCTTACGGAGATTCATTTAATAAATTAGTTCAGCCTTCAGGTCTTGGTTTAACTTCAAGTGTAGGAGCTATTGTTCCTGACGGAATGGCAGTTGGAATAACAGGACTAGGCACAACTTCAGCTGTAGGTTCAGTTGGATTAGAGTTTGGTGCTAGCACTGAACCAATATCTGGAGTATCAGCGACTTCAAGTGTAGGACAGATTGTTGCTGGAATTGGTGTTGCATTAACAGGACAAGTTGCAACTTCAAGCGTAGGAGCAATAACACCTGCAGACGTAGTTGGATTAACTGGTTTACAAGCTACTTCAGCTCTTGGAACCGCACAGGCTAATAATACTGAAATTGTAACGCCGACAGGTCTTAGTGCAACTTCAAGTGTAGGGTCTATTGTTGTTGGGATAGGAGTTCCTTTAACTGCACCAAGTGTTGCAACGGCAAGTGTAGGTGCAATAGTGCCTGCAGATGTTGTAGGATTAACAGGGGTTGAAGCTACCTCAGAAATTGGTACAACAGGCTTTGGAACGTTGGCATATAAAGATATTGACATAACGGGCAATACTTCGTATACAGACGTAAATCATGCTGCTTAATTGATTAAGGAGAAAATATTATGGCATCAACATATACACCTTTAGGGGTCGAATTAATGGCAACCGGAGAAAATGCCGGTACTTGGGGAACAAAAACTAATACAAATTTATCAATAATAGAACAAATCTCTGGTGGATATAAGGTACAAACTTTAAATGCTGCAGGGAGTGGAGCAAACACAACAGCTCTAGCTGTATCAGATGGATCTACTGGTGCTACACTAGCAACTAGAATTATTGTTTTAGGTGCAGAGTCACCAGAAGCTATCACAGGAAATAAAGTTGTTACAGTACCTAATGATGTAGAAAATTTTTACATAGTAAAAAACAGCACAAGTGGTGCTTACACAGTACAATTTAAAACAGCATCTGGATCAGGCGGAACAGTAACATGGGCTGCTACTGATAAAGATTGGAAAATTCTTTATGTAGATGGCGCTGGAAGTAATCCAAGCGTTGTTGATACAGGAATGGTATCAGCAGCTAGCGTTTCAACATTGACTAACAAAACTTTAACTTCTCCAGCAATTGGAACTTCAATTTTAGATACTAACGGAAACGAACTTGCACTTTTAACAGCTACGAGTTCTGCAGTAAACGAATTTACAATCGCAAACGCGGCTACTGGTAGTGGACCTACTCTCT